AGAGACGTCGCATGGCAACAATATTAACAGAGTGCTTGGCAATATTGTTTTTGAGCCTTATGTAAAAATTGAAGATTGGGGCGAAGAAGAAAGAGATTTTGAGGCAGAAGTTTTTAGTAATCTAGACGAAAATGGTGAGCCATGTGACCAAGTTGTGTTAACAGCGGCCTATAATGTAAATGACTATCTAGACCTTATAGATGACACAATAAACACGAAAAGAAAAGAGGAAAACAACGCTTTCAGAAGTCATATATATGGTTATGTGCCGCTTTCAGCGTGGAGTTATTTTTACAACAATTATTTCTTAAAATCGCTTGAAGACTCTCCTGCGCTAACCGCTCTTTTTGACAGCTTTGGTTTAAAGCCATTTTTCAAGAGTGTAAAATTTGGTATGCGTATGAGCTATACCACTGCAAATACTAATCTCAACAAGCAACCACTTATCGATAATTTAGACATACAGTCAGCTACAAGCCCTCTTAAGAACGCTAAAACAATTTTAGGGCAGAGACCATATTATGTTGAAGATGGCGCTGAGACCGTTTTGTATGAGCTACAAATTCCAATTATTGAGGTAGAAAAAGAAATTGTCTCTGTCGATTATAGCCAGTCATTTACCATAGAAAACAGTGATTTGATACCATTTAATGAATTAGGGGTTGGTCCTGGCGGCAACCAAGAACTACACTACACAAAAAATGCACATCAGTTCTACTATGGTAAACTAGCTAATGCACTTCTGCAAGAGATAAAAAATTCAGCCGAGTTTAAACTTATGTATGATTACCTTTTCCCAATGAGAAGGTACATGGCTCTGGCTACAATAATGGCGTCTGATGGCTTGTCAACTTTTATACCTAATCCAACTGATGTTCTGGATAGAACAAAGCAGTCATTAGCAAACATAATTGATAATATTTCTAATTCTACTGACTACAAGCACTTACCAGATCCAATTGCTAATTTGCTAGCTGAACGCGCTCTCCGAGCAGAGGCCGGCACCGGAGCAAAAGAGCCGGATATGACAAAAGAAATCTTGAAAATTGTTCTCCGCACGCCTCTTTTGGTGCTTAAGGGATTTGTTGAGATAACAGATCCAGCGATTATTACAGCAAAGAGAATTATTGATATTTCTAACGCAGTTGCATCTGCTACTTTAGCAGCGGTTAAACAAGGCGTGGCAACAGCAAAGAGAATAGTGCAGTCTGGAATCGATGCCGCTAGGCAAATACTACAGCAGCTAGAGATACAATTAAATGTGGGGATTGGTTTTGCTAAATCTGCCGCCGCTGCCCTGCCGACTGTAAAAACTCCAGACGGCGGCACTGAAAAGCTCTCTGATTATGTTATAATAGAAAATACAGGAGAAATAGAAAACTGGAAACTAGAGTTAGTCAGCCCACTTCCGCCTGGCATGTCCGACGAACAAAACGATCAGTGGGAAGAGTTTGGCATTGAATTTAAAAAACTACAAGATTTATTAGAAGAATACAAAGAGAACAAGAAAAAGCTAGATGATCTCGAAAGCAAGAAGCAAGAAATTATTCAAGAGGGCGAGATAAAAATCAAGGAAGCAGAAGAGCGGCTTAAGTCACTCTACCAATCACCTTATCTATTACCAGGGATTTGGTCTGCAATGATGCCATCTGTCATACCATACGGAGGAGGAATAAATCCATTCCCAATGCCTCTTCCATTCGTAAGCACCTTCCCGGGGATGATTTATCTCGCTATACTATTTATAGATGCGATAGAAGAAAAAATACACGACGATATACAAAAGACTAAAGATCCAAATTGTGAGGATCAATTGTAAGGGGCTGACTGGATGAACGGTATTGGACCAAAATTACCGCTGCAAAGAGACGATGTATACGGAAACTATACCCTAATTTCTAGCTATGCTGAAGAAATAAAGCAAAATTTTAAAAATCTACTCTTGACTGCCCCTGGCGAAAGAATGATGAACCCGGACTTTGGTGTTGGCTTAAGAAATTTTCTTTTTGAGCCAGAGCAAAGAGTCTCTGGTATGATACGGCAAAGAATAACAAATCAGGCAAGCAAGTATATGCCGTTTATTAGAATCAACAAAATACTCTTTAATCATGGGATTGATCCAAAAGATTCAGTAGACTCTAATGTTCTTTCAATAATTATCGAGTTTGACGTTCCCAGCATGAACTTGCAAACTGAAATACAAATACAAGCCGAGGATGTTAACTAAATGCCAAAGAAAAATAAAAAACTCATTAAATATACGGACAGAGAATTCAACGATATTAAAGAAAGCCTAGTAAACTATGCACGCCGGTATTATCCGGATATTTACAAAGATTTTTCAGAGGCATCCTTTGGCTCTTTAATGCTCGACACTGTAGCGTATGTCGGCGATATGCTTTCATTTTATTTAGATTATCAAGCAAACGAGTCTTTTCTCGACACAGCAATAGAATACAATAATATTTTAAGATTAGGAGAACAAGTCGGTTATAAACAACAATTGCGTTCTAATTCTTTTGGGCTTTTGTCAATGTACATTATCGCACCCGCCACAGACGGAGGGTCTGCGCCAGATACAAATTACATGCCTGTGTTAGCAAAAGGCAGCAAGTTCGCCACTCCAGCCGGCCGCGTTTTCAGCTTGACGGAAGATGTCGATTTTGCCAACCCAGACAATGAAGTTGTCGTAGCTACAACAAACGCTGCTGACGGCAAACCGACTTCGTTTGCTGTTAAAACAACTGGGCAAATTATTTCTGGGGAAGTTAAGACTGAGACAGTAAGTGTCGGAGATTTTGCAAGATTTCTAACAATTCCGCTTTCTGATCCAAATATTAGCGAGATTGTTTCTATTGTGGACTCAGAGGGCCACGAGTATTTTGAAGTTGAGTATCTTTCGCAAGATACAATTTTTCGTTCGGTGGTAAATAAAGATCCAGAAACAAGAAGGTACGTGCCAGATGTTATGGTTGCCACTTCGGTACCAAGAAGATTCACAGTTTTTAATAGTTTTGGAACAACAAACATAAAATTTGGCTACGGCTCAGAAGAAAATTTAAAAACTGACAATACAATCCATCCATCTGAAGTTGTGTTAAAAATGCACGGTCGAGATTATGAGACAGACGCTACTTTTGATCCATCGAAGCTAGTAGAGACTAGCAAGTTTGGCATTGCGCCAGCAAATACAAATCTTACCATAACATATAGGACTAATTCTATAGACAATGTTAATGTTGCAACTAGAGCTTTAAGTGAGATAGTGCAACCTATTTTTATTTTTGGCTCAAATGCTACAAATTCATCAAAGATAAACACTGTCAGAGATAGCATAGAAGTAATAAATGAAGAACCAATTGTCGGCGACGTGTCAATCCCCACGGGCTCAGAGCTTAAACAAAGAGTCAACGACGTGTTTTCTTCGCAAAATAGAGCCGTTACAGCAGGCGATTATGAAGCACTGGTCTACAGGATGCCTTCAAAATTTGGCAGTGCCAAAAGAGCAAAAATATATAGAGACCAAGATTCATTTAAGAGAAATTTAAACCTCTATGTTTTGTCTGAGGATGCTGACGGCAATTTCATGACCAGCAACCAGGTGCTTAAAAACAATATTAAAACCTGGCTTAACCACTACAGGATGATTAACGATACAATAGACATTTTAGATGCTCGAATAATAAACATAAAAATTAATTTCACCGCAGTTGTTAATTATGATCAAGATAAGGTCGAAGCACTTTCCGCAGCAATAACAGAAATTGAAAGTATGTTTGAACAAAAGCTTGATATAGGCCAGCCGGTTTATATATCAAAGATTTATGATGTTTTAAACAATTTGGATGAAATAGTAGACGTAACCGATGTAAAGATTACAAATGAATCAGGAGGTCTCTATTCTGATCAGGCGCTAAATCTAGATCAGTATATCTCTGCCGATGGTAGGATATTGTATGCTCCACAAAACACAGTATATGAAATAAAATATCCGAATCTAGATATTAAGGGAACTATCAGATAATGGCGATTAAAAAGTATAAAGCTACAAAAGATAACACTATAACCAACGCGTTCAAGTTAGATCTGAATACACGCGCCACAGGCTCAAACATGGGTGCTTCTGATATATTGGAGGTATTTTCAATATATGGACAGCAGACCACCAGCTCTACAGAATTATCGAGAGTTTTGTTAGAGTTTCCTATTTCTACGATATCCTCCGACAGAACAGCTGGCACTATTCCAGCCTCTGGTAACGTAAATTTTTATTTAAAAGTCTATAACGCTAGGCATTCTGAACAATTACCTTCCAATTTTACGGTCAATGTAATGGCCATTTCACAATCATGGCAAGAAGGAACTGGCCTAGATATGGAGTCTTATAAGGATGAAAACAAAGATTCTATTGAAGGCTCAAACTGGACCAATCGCTTAAAAACAACTGCCTGGTCAAAACCAGGTGGAGAATTCCATTCGTCGTCGTACGTCAAAGACCAGACAATGCCAAACTACACCTTCACCTTTGACGAGGGATATGAGGATATAGAACTAGATGTTACTGCGATGGTAGAAGAATGGATATCTGGCACCCAACCGAATTATGGTCTGGGCGTATTTCTTACAGCTAGTCAGGAGGCATATTTTTCAAATTCTTCTGGGCTGGATTCAGGATCAGTTCTTCACAATCCAGATGGGCAAGAGAGAAGCTATTACACAAAAAGATTTTTTTCAAGAAGTAGCGAGTTCTTCTTTAAAGTACCTGCGATTGAAGCGAGGTGGGACTCTACCACAAAAGATGATAGAGGTTATTTCTTCTTTAGCAGTTCGATTGCTCCTGCTGCTGATAATTTAAACACGATCTATCTTTATAACTACATTAGGGGCGAGCTAAAAAACATACCCGGAGTTGGAACTGGGACACTTTTGGTCAGCATTTATTCAGGCTCTTCAAACGACACGGCCCCAAGTGGATCAAAGCTTAAGCTTTCAAAAGGCGGTGGCGTTGTTGCAGCTGGCGATACTAATATTACTGGTGGGTATGTATCGACGGGTATTTATTCATGCTCTTTTGCCTTTACTGGCTCCTCGACCTTAAAAACTATTTACGACGTATGGCACAATGGCACTGTGGAGTATGATACAGGCTCTATAAGACCAAAAACTTTTGATTCTTCAAACTGGAATGCTTATGATCAATATGTTAGCAAAGTAACTAATTTAAAACCAAAGTATGTTAAAAACGAGCAGGCTAGATTTAGGGTCTTCACAAGACCTAAAAACTTCACACCAACAATCTATACGGTGGCTTCGCAAGACATAGAGAAAGAAATTATTCCAAGTGCGTCATTTGAAATTTTAAGAATGGTAGACGAAAGGACCGTTATAAATAATTCTACGGGAAGCACGACTAACCACACTTATTTGTCTTACGATAATTCTGGAAGTTATTTTGATTTAGATATGTCTTTACTAGAACCTGGCTACATGTACGGTATTAAATTAAGCTACTATGTCGCTGGCCAGTGGAGAGACCAAGAAGAAGTGTTTAAATTTAGAGTTGAAGATAATTAATTATGGGATAAAGTTGGACTAGCACATGAGCATTAAAGATCTATTTGACAAAGGACAGTCTTTAAAATTTCTTAAGAATAAGAGCAAGAATGACCTGGCTAAATCAGTAGAATCCTATCGTTACGTTGATGTTTACAATCAAAGAAAGGACTCTTTCCGTCCAGATGTGGATTTTGCTACTGCGTCGAACTTTGCGCGATTTGGCCTAGCAGAAGAATACTACGATGCCGCAATAAAAAGGATCTATGAAACATATCCTTATGATGGTTCGCAAACAGAAAAAATAGAATGGGAGAATCAAAGCACCTACTTAGATCTTTTTGTTTTTGAAAATGAATACCCAAGAACAAATGGGTACGTTGTCATGGGCACTGTGTCGTCGTTTGACGGTTCAAAAGACGCAAATAACAATGTTTATATTTCGACCAGCCCAGAGTATATATTTCTAAAAGGCGGCCCAAATGCAGATCCAGATGGTGATTACAAGAGTGATCACGTGGCCGGCCCTTCTGGCAAAGGCGTGTCAAAAGCCAACATATACGACACTTCATATCAAAGAACTAATAATCTAGAGCTAGATCTGGCCAAGGGCGTCACTGTCGAGTTCTGGTTAAAAAAAGACGGCTGGGCCTCTACCAGCGAGGCACATCATGAATATGTTTTTCATTCATGGAATTCTGGATCTTCACCAAGTTCCGGTTCGTTGAGAGCATAC